AGAGGAAGTATTCTTCAAAATTTTATGTTGTTAATGAAGATTTTAAAGTTTATATTTGTCTACAAAATGGAACAGACCCAGAAAATACTACAGGAAGACCTTCACTAGACCAACCTACATTTACAGATTTAGAACCTAAAGCAGCAGGTGATAGTGGAGATGGTTATATTTGGAAATATCTTTATACTATCAAACCAGGTGATATTGCTAAATTTGATTCTACCAATTTTATACCTGTACCTAATGATTGGGATACAAGTGCAGACAATGCTGCTGTAAGAGATAATGCTTCTAGTAGTGGTCAATTAAAAATTGCCACTATCACTAATAGAGGATCTGGTATAGGAACTGCTAACAGAACTTATACAGGAGTCCCTGTAAATGGAGATGGTTCTGGTGCTGAAGCTACCATAGTTATTAATAATGATGCTAAAGTTGAGTCTATTAATATTGCAAAGGGTGGTTCTGGATATACTTATGGTACTATAGATTTAGTTGCTGGTGGAGTTCCTGTAGGAACCACTGTTCCAATATTTAATGTTATTATTCCTCCTCAAGGTGGACATGGTGCAGATGTTTATAGGGAGTTGGGAGCAAGTAATGTTTTAGTTTTCTCTAAAATTGAAAATGATACAGAAAACCCTGATTTTATAACAGGAAACCAAGTTGCTAGAATAGGTATTGTAGAAAATCCACAAGCTTTTGATTCAACTTCAAATTTAACTTTATCTAAAGCCAGTGCTTTATATGCATTAAAATTAATTGGAGCAGGTTATACAACTGCTACTTTCAATCTAGATGGGCAGTTTACTCAAACTGTAGGTCTAGGATCTACTGCTGTTGGTAGAGTTGTTTCTTATGATCAAACTACAGGAGTTTTAAAATATTGGCAAGACAAGAGTTTAGTTGGATTTAATACTGATGGATCTTTAAAAACAGACCCAACATATGGTTTCTCATTACATTCATTTACAGCAAATCCTGCTACTGGCGGAAATGTTAACATTGCTAGTAATGAAGGTACTTTAGGTATAGATACTAACTTTGGATCATCAGGAAGTCCTGGTATAAGTACCATAATAAATAATAGGACATATTACCTTGGTCAGAGTTTTACTCAGGGTGTAGCTAACCCTGAAGTTAAGAAATACTCTGGAAATATAATTTACGTTGATAACAGACCTTCTATTACTAGGTCTGCTAACCAAAGAGAAGATATCAAAGTCATTTTGCAATTCTAAAGAATCATGCCTCAGGAAATTAATTTAAACGTCGCTCCTTATTTTGACGATTTTAATGCAAAAGACAATTATTGCAAAATATTATTTAAACCTGGATTACCAGTACAGGCAAGGGAATTAACAGGAATTCAATCTGTTCTTCAGAATCAGATTGAAAAATTTGGGCAACATATTTTTAAAGATGGTTCTTCAGTAACTGGTGGAGGAGTTAGATATAATGGAGCATATACTTCTGTTAGAATACAACAATCAAATGAAGGAATAGATGTTTCATCATATTTAAGAAATTTAGTTGGTGAGGTAGTAATTGGTAGTCAGTCTGGAGTAAAAGCTAAAATAAAATCATTTATTGGAAAACCACTTGATGGTAATTGGTATCTTTTATTTGTTTCATATTTAAATACTGGTGGTGAAGATAATGAAATATTTTCTGCAGGAGAAAGTTTATTATTAGATAATAGAGTATTAACCACTACAAGTGGATTGACTTTCCAACCAGGAGAACCCATAGCTCAAACTGTAGATGAAAATTGCTGTTTTACTGGAAGTGCAGCAGTATTATCTAATGGCATTTATTTTGTAAGAGGATATTTTGTAGAAGTTCCAACCCAAACTATTGTTTTAGATCCTTATAGGAGTGATGTTAGTTTTAAAGTAGGATTGCAAGTTAGAGAATCTATTGTTACTCCAGATTTGGATGAATCTTTAAATGATAATGCTGCTGGATATAGTAATTATACAGCTCCAGGAGCTGATAGATTAAGTATAACTGTAAGATTAAGATCTATAGATCCTAATGAAACTAAACCATCTAATTTCATAGATTTGATGGAGATTAGAAGTGGTGAGTTAATTTATGTGCGTCAAGAGGCTGATTATAATGAATTAGCAAATGAATTTGCTAGAAGAACTTTTGATGAATCTGGTAATTATTATATTAAACCATTTACACTTACAGCAAGAAATACTTTAAATAATTATGATGGCAATAATGGAATTTTTAATGCCAGTCAAACCACTTACAATAACAGCACCCCTAGTGATGATTTAGGAACTTATAGATTATCACCAGGAAAAGCTTATGTGGAAGGATTTGAAGTAGAAACTATAGTTCCTACATATCTTGATTTTGATAAACCAAGAACTACAAAACTTTTAGAAGATCAAAGTATTAATTATGTTACTGGTCCTACGTTTACTATTAATAGAGTTTCTGGATCTCCTATTATAGGAATAGGCACTGATTATACTGTAAGTCTAAGAGATCAAAGAGTTGGTGCTGCAGGTACTACTGCTGCTGGTAAAGAGATAGGATTGGCACGTGTATATGATTTTGCTTTAGAATCGGGTTCTTATAATGCTTCTAATGCTGATGAAAATGAATGGGATATTGCCTTATATGATATTCAAACTTATACCAACATAACTTTAAATACTAACCCATCAAATGCTTTAGTTGTCCCTACTCATATTAAAGGAAAATCTAGTGGTGCTACTGGATTTTTGAGATATAATTCTGTTGGCACTGCTATTACTGCATATAATACTAAAGGAACATTTGTTACTGGTGAGCAATTAATATTTAATGGAGTAGAAAGTGGAAACATTTCAGCAGGATCTACATCTTATAACACTAGTGATATTAAGTCTATTAATGGTACTGTAAGTACAGCAAGTACCTTTAATGCTGATGTAAAGCAAAGTGTATTTTCTCATATAGGAGAAGTTAATATTAGTATTGCTACTACTTCTGGAGCTTACTTAGGTATATCAACAGTTACTTTTACAAATCCAACTAAATTCTTTACTGGAATTGCTACTGTTGGAAATATTGTTGAATATACAAATCCTGGAAAAAGCACTGTTTCATATGCAAGAGTTGAAAGTGTTTCTCAACATGCTTTAACCATAGCTGGAGTTAGTAGTGTTACTGGTATATGTGATGGTGGTCTTCCTACTAGCACAATTAATCCATCTAATTTCAAAATACTTTCTTCCCAATTCCAATCTTCAGAGGATAATAATTTATATACACAATTCCCTAAAGATAATATTTCAAATGTAGATTTAACAAATTCTCATATTACAATTAGAAAACAATTTGATGTAACTATTACTGGTAATTCTACTGGAGTTATTAATAGTGGAAGTTCTAATGAAACATTTTTACCTTATGATGAAGAGGATTATGTTTTAATAAGAACTGATGGAACTACAGAGTCTTTATCTGCAGATAAATTTAATTTTACTTCAGGTTCTACTGGATTAACTATTAATGGATTAGGTACTAATAGTCCTGCTAAGTTGATAGCAACTCTACGTAAAATAAATGTAAAAGAAAAAGTTAAAGAGAAGCAAAAAATTAATATACTTACTGTAGTTGGATCAGCTTCATCAATATCTGGAATTGGAACTACTACATTAAATGATGGATTAACATATAATACTGTTTATGGAACCAGAGTTCAAGATAATGAAATTTCATTAAATGCTCCTGATGTTACTAAAGTATATGGAGTATTTGAATCCACTAATGTAAGTGCTCCTATTTTTCCAGTATTAACTTTAAGTTCTATCAATAGTCCTACAGCAAAAACAGGAGATCTTTTGATAGGTGAAAAATTTGTTGGAAAAAATAGTGATGCTATTGGAATTTATATTAGTAAAAATAGTGATTCTTCAATTAATTATACATTATTAAATGATTTTGATATTCAAATTGGAGAAGTTGTTACTTTCAAAGAATCTGGAATTACAGCTACAGTAGGAGCTCTTTCAATAGGTTCTAATAATATAACAGATGAATTTACATATGATGATGGTCAAAGAAATACAATTTATGACTATTCTAGATTGATAAGAAAATCAGGATATGATGCACCTATTCACCAATTAAATATTGTATTTGAATCTGCTTATTATACATCTTCAGATACTGGAGATATTACTACTGTTAATTCTTATGATAATTTTGATTATGGAAGTCTAAAAGTAATTAATGATACTAGAGTAAGTGATATTTTAGATATAAGACCTAGAGTTTCTGATTTTTCAGGCACTTCCAGGTCTCCTTTTGAATTTTTAGGTAGATCTTTTGATGCATCTGGAAATTCTTCTACTAATATATTAGCATCTGATAAATCTATTCTATTAGATTATTCATTCTATCTCCCTAGAGTTGATAAAATATATCTCAGTAAAGGAGGAAAATTCCAATTAATAAAAGGAGTTCCTGCAGAAACTCCAGAATTACCTCTTCCTATTGATGGAGCATTAGAAGTAGCAACTATAAAGTTACCAGCTTATCTTTTTAATATTAATAATGCAAGTATTAGTCTTGCAAATTATAAGAGATATCAAATGAGTGATATCAATAAACTTGAGAAGAGAATTGAAAATTTAGAATTTTATACTTCACTTTCTTTATTAGAGAATGAAACTTTAAATATGCAAATCACTGATAGTGATGGATTAAATAGATTTAAATCTGGATTCTTTGTAGATGATTTTTCTAATACTGATAATCAAATTAAAACTACTATAGTAAAAAATGCTATTGATTTTCATAATGGAGTATTAAGACCTTCTCCATATACAACTGAATTGGATCTGAAATTAGACTTAGATAGTGCTAATGGTATAAGAAAAACTGGTAGAGTTTTGACTTTAGATTATTATGATGAAACTTATCTATCACAACTTTTTGCTACTAGAGTTGAAAATGTTACTCCATATCTTGTAAGTTACTATGGTGGAACCATAGATCTACTTCCAGATAGTGATATATGGGTAGATCAAGTTGTGCTTGAAGCTAAAAATGAAGATCTTACAACATATACTGAAACTTCAGAACAATTAGATCAGGCTGGATTTGATTCTAGAGCAGGATATGGTCCTGTTACTTGGGGTGGATGGCAAGATAATTGGACTGGATGGGATTCTGGTGGGTCAAGTAGCAGTCAAGGTTGGAGAGGAGATGAGTTAGTAAAAACTACAACTACAACTCAGACTAGAACTGGTACTTCATCAAGAACAGCTTCAAGAACTTTAAAGAGAGAAACCTTTAGTACAATTAATGAAGGTCCTAAGGTAATAAACACTCAAATAAGTTCTTACATGAGATCTAGAAATATTAGATTTGATGCTAAAACTTTAAAACCACAAACTGGTCTTTATGCATTCTTTGATGGTCAAGATGTATCTAAGTATATAATTCCTAAGTTACTTGAAATTTCAATGACCACTGGAACTTTTGCAGTGGGAGAAACTGTTATAGGATATAATGGTAGTGGTAAGGAATTAATTAGATTTAAAGTAGCTCAAGCAAATCATAAACGTGGACCTTTTGATGATCCAACAGCAACATATAAAGCTAATCCATATTATCAATTTACCCCTTTATATAAAGGAACTTCTGTTTTAGTTGATAATATTGTTCCTGAATCTTCAACTACAACATCTACAAATGTATCTGGTGCTTCTGATTTAGCAAATCTTCCAGAACTATATTCTTCAACATCTAGTGTTTTGAATATAGATGTAGAGTCTTTAGCAGAAAAAGCAGACAATACTTATTATGGTTATGTTGAAAAAAATGTTAAATTAGTTGGACAAACATCTAATGCTCAGGCTGCAATTTCTGATGTAAGACTTAGAAGTGATGCTCTTGGTAATATAATTGGTTCTTTCTTTATCCCAAATCCTAATGATATAACAACTCCAAAGTTTGAGGTTGGTAAAAAAGTCTTTAGACTTACAAGTAATAAGTTTAATAGTCAAATAGCTGGAAATGTTACTTGTGATGCCACTGATATATTTGATGCATCTGGAACTATTAATACACTTCAATCAACCATTATTAGTGTTAAAAATATCCATACAGATGTTATAACAAGGGTTGAGAGTAAATCTATAAGAGGAGAAACTACTACTTCATCTAGTTCTCAGGTATTAGATGTGAGAAGAGATAAACCAAATCCTCCAGTAGATAGGGATAATGATGGTCAAATAGATAGACGTCCAGATGCAGGTTGGAAGAGTCAGCAAGATGTATTTGTTGGACATGCAGATGTCTTTACTGGATATCAAGGTGCTACAGAAGTTGTAGATCCTATAGCTGAAGCTTATCAACAATTCTATGGAGATGATAATAGACTTACTGAGGGTGCTGCTGCATATTGGTCTACTTCAATTGCAAATGAACTAGGATCAGGTGCTTCAACTGAAG